AAAATTTAAAAATATGGCTTGTGCATTAACAACAGGAAGAAAATTACCTTGTAAAGAATCCGTAGGTGGATTATCCGCTGTATTCTTTGGTGATTACGGAACACTAGGTAATTTAACCACTACAGGTGGTGAAGTGACTGCAATAAGTGGTTCGCCAACTTTATTTCAGTATGACTTAAAAGGTGCAACAAGTTCTTTAACAACAAATGTTATTTCGTCAAGGGATACAGGTACAACACACTATGAAACGACTTTAGAAATTACATTAACACATTTAGATAAGGCAACTGCTGAGGAATTAAAATTAATTGCAAAAGCAAGACCTCATATATTTGTTAAAGATAACAACCAAACACCTAACTATTTTTTGGTTGGAAAAGAGCAAGGAGCAGAAGTAACTGCAGGTACAGTAGTGAGTGGTGCTAATTTTGGTGAGTTAAGTGGTTTTACACTAACTTTCCAAGCTATTGAAGCAATACCACCATTATTTGTTACAGCAAGTGTAGTTACAGGAGCAGCGAGTGGTACTCAAATAGATCCTGCTTAATAGTTTTTTTTAATTGTAATAATAAAGGGGAGTGAAGTGCTCCCCTTTTTTTATATAAAAAAGTGTAATTTTATTATTATATAAGTATGAAGATTTTACAAACAGGTGGTGCAAACCAAACTCTTACGGTAGTTCCTAGATCATATCCCTCAACAGTTACGCTAACTGTAAGAGATACAAGCACAAATACATCAACAGTTACACAAACAGTAACATTTACAAAATCAAACGACAAAGCAAGTTTTACACACGCATATAATTTAAAAGAGGGTAGATTTTATGATTTAAAATTAGAAGAGGGTATTGGTGCAAATTGGAATCAAGTAACAACACAATGGCAACTAACAACCGAAAATTGGGAAAGCGTGTTTTCGTCTTTAGAAACTATTTACCTAGATAAAATATTTTGTACAGACCAAACTATAAATCAAACTACAAATAGTTATTATACTATTAACAGTGGAGAATACACAGAAACAACAAGTTACCCAGATGATGAGTACACAATAATAGACTAATGAGTAATATTAATATAGTAAATTTAAGTAGTTATGTAGCACCTAAAGTAACAGAGGAAAAAAATAAAGAATTTGTTGCATATGGTGAAGATAATAATTACTATCAATACCTTATAGACCAATATCAAGGCAGTCCAACTAATAATGCAATTATAAATGGTGTTACTGAAATGATATATGGTAAAGGACTTAACGCAACAAACAGCGATAGGAGACCTGATGAGTATGCAAAGATGGTTACTCTATTTAAAAAAGATGATGTAAAAAAAGTGTGTAGTGACTTTTATTTATTAGGACAAGCTGCTATGCAAATTATTTATAATGTAGATAGATCACAAATAGTAAAAGTAGAACACTTTCCAATACAAACACTAAGAGCTGAAAAAGCAAATGACAAAGGTGAGATAAAAGGTTATTACTATTTTCACGATTGGTCAAAGTACAATAATAGATCAACTGCTAAAAGAATAGCAGCATTTGGTACAACACAAAATGAAGCAAACGAAATATTAGTTATAAAGCCATATAAGGCAGGTTATTTTTATTATGCACCGCCTTGTTATATGGGGGCATTACCTTATTGTGAACTAGAGGCAGAGGTAGCTAATTATCACATTAACAACATACAAAGCGGAATGGCACCGAGTATGCTTATTAATTTTAACAATGGTACGCCTGATGAAGAACAAAGAGATTTAATAGAAAGAAGAATATATGAAAAGTATAGCGGTAGTTCTAATGCAGGTAAATTTATTTTAGCGTTTAACGATAATTCAGAAAGTGCAGCCACAATAGATGCGGTGCAATTATCTGACGCACATAATCAATATCAATTTTTATCAGATGAGGCAACTAAAAAAATTATGGTAGGTCATAGAGTTGTTTCTCCAATGCTGCTTGGTATAAAAGATAACAGCGGTCTTGGTAATAATGCTGATGAATTAAAACAAGCGAGTATATTATTTGACAATATGGTAATTAGAGTTCAACAAGAATATCTAATTGATGCTTTTGAAAAAATACTAGCTTACAACAATATTTCTCTAAACCTTTACTTTACTACACTACAACCTTTAGAGTTTACAGATCTTGGAAACAATGTCGTTGATGAAGAAACTAGAGAGGAAGAAACAGGTGTAGACCTTAGTGCAGAAGTAGAACTCAGCGAAGATTTTACTAATGAGTTATTGAAGATGGGGGAAGATGAGGACTTAGAGGAGTGGGAGCTAATTGAAGAGGCACCAGTTGATTATGAGAAAGACGAAGAGTTGAATAGTAAAATAGAGTTAGCATCAACAGGAAGTGCAAAGCCAAATGCTAAAAGCGAACAAGATGGAGAAAACAAAGATGGGTTTCGCTATAAAGTTAGGTATCAGTACGCTCCCTTAAAAGAAACTATACGAGATGGAAAAAGTGTAACTCGTGATTTTTGTAGTAAAATGATTGCTGCAAAAAAAATATATAGAAAAGAAGATATTATGGCTATGAGTAGTAAGTCAGTAAATCCTGGTTGGGGACCAGGAGGTTCTAACACTTATGATGTATGGCTTTATAAAGGTGGTGGTAATTGTCATCATTTTTGGATGAGAAAAGTATATAGGTCAAAAACAGTAACACCTGATGCAAAAAACCCTAGATCAGAAATTAGTGTAAATGAAGCAAGAAGAGAAGGGTTTAGACCTGAGACAAATGACAGAGATGTTGCAAAGAGACCTGTAGATATGGATAACAATGGATTTTTAGCATAAGAAGATGGCACAAGTATTATTTATAAAAGTAAACACACTAAAAAAACACACAATATTAGACGGTAATGTTGATGTAGATAAACTATTACCATATATCAAAATTGCACAAGAGATACATATACAGAATTTCTTAGGCACAAAATTATATGACAAAATTATAGAGTTTATTAATGCAGGTACACTTACAGCATTAGCAAACCCTAATTATCTAAACCTCGTAAACAACTACATACAACCTGCACTTATACATTTTGCTATGATGGATTATTTACCATTTGCTGCATATCAAGTAAAAAATGCAGGAGTATTTAAACACATAAGCGAAAACGCAGAAAGTGTAACTAAGAATGAGGTAGACTATTTAGTAAATAAAGAAAGAGAATTTGCAGAGTATTATATAAGAAGAATGATAGATCATTTAAATTTTAACTCTAATAATTTTCCAGAGTACAATCAGAATGTAAATGATGATGTGTATCCAGACAAAGACAGTTTATTTAACGGTTGGGTATTATGAGAAAAAGATATAAAGTAAAAGAGAGTAACATAACAAAATTAAAAAAGTATATAAAAAAAATAAAAAATGGCAACACTAACAGGCAATTCAATAAGTAGTACTTATACCAGTCTTTTAAAAGTTGGTGATAATGGAACTTTAGCTGCAGCTTTACAAAGCATAAGTGATGGTGCAGGTAATACAGCAGGTATTTCATTAAATACAGGAGGAGATTTAACAGCGACTGGTACGGTAACTGCAAATGCTTTTAGTGGACCTTTGACAGGTAATGTAACTGGTACTGCAAGTTTAGCATCAAATTTAACAGGTACACCAAATATTTCAGTCGGAACTATTTCTGCCTCAGGGACTATAACTGGTAATGTAACAGGAGACATAACAGGTGATGTTACAGGTAATCTTACAGGTAATGTTACTGGAAATGTAAGCGGTAGTTCAGGATCAACAACAGGAAATGCGGCTACTGCGACTGCATTACAGACGGCAAGAACAATATCTGGTGTATCGTTTGATGGTACTGCAAACATAAGTTTGACAACGTCAAACATATCAGAAGGAAGTAATTTATATTACACAGGAGAGAGAGTAGACGATCAGGTAAACACTTTATTACAAGCAGGTACAGGTATCTCAAAAACATATGACGATGCAAGTAATACATTAACTATTACAAACAGTGCCCCAGATCAAACAGTAGCACTTACTGGGGGCACAGGAATTTCTACCACAGGAACTTATCCTAACTTTACAATTACTAACTCAGCACCTGACCAAACAGTAAGTTTAACAGCAGGTAGTAATGTAACTATTTCAGGTACCTATCCAAACTTTACAATAGCAGCAAGTGCTAGTGGTGGTGGTATTGCATTAACAGACTTATCTGCTACTGATGCAGGAGGTT